CATCTCCATTACATACTGGGGTTGATTCCCAGCCATAATTGGTGACGGCTTCTCGCTACCTGCTTCATGGAACATGATCTGACGCGAGCCATATTTCATAGGAAGCATGATGCTGTCTTCTTCCGCTGTAAGCGTCGGGAAGTTCAAGTACTCTGCTGAGATTAACGCCTCCTTAACCATCTTGTTAAGTGCGCGAATCTGCGACAAGCACGAGAATGCTGGGCCACGCCCGTACACTTCGTCTGCCAGCTTAGACCAGCGAGGCACTAAGAATGTAAAGTAGCTGGAACCACTTTCCTGCAAAGGCTGCTTAAGCGCTGGGCACCAGTAGGTCACGCTGTACGGACGGCCTTTTCCAACTCGGCTTCCCTTCTTGGCTGCTTTGTCCGTGTTGGGTTCAATCGTGTAGATCAGCTCATACTTGTTGTGAATGGAGTTGTCCTTGTTGAACCCATCCATATCCACAACTTGTGGGAACGCCTGCATTAACTGACGGGCAGTCTTGTAGCAACGATAGTAAACTGTATCCACCGTCCCGTATTGATCGGTGTCAAAGAACACATCAGCTAGTGGGCGTGATCGGAAGTTAACAACACCGTTAACTTCAGAGATCTGTACGGGGGATGTGCCGTAAGCACCGATATCTAGGAAGCACTCGTGACTTGAGCTGTAGAACTGTGACTGAGGTAGAGCAAACTCGTGAAGGATTCGGTCAGCTACTTTCTGCAAGTAAGCTGTCTCTTCTGGGGTTACGCTACCCTGAGACCTGTCAGTGATGCGCAGGTAGAACCAGCGATCGGACTTGGGGATCAGGTTAGAGCTTAGACCATTTGCAAACATCTGGTTGCACCAAACGGCTGTGTCGTCGTACATCTCCTTTGATCCATCTTCTTGCATGGGCGTATGCCCGTGATCAAATTTGTCGGAGTTNGGACGAACAAACCGCTGAGCATCATAGAACATGCTGTCTAAGTTAGACCGCAGAACCTTAAGCTCGGCATACCTTTGTTNGAGTCTATCCATATAAGNTCGTNCCGCCGCCTAGTGCTGAGCGACCCTGAACCTTTTTCTTTTGGTCAGCCAGTCTGCGCGGTAGCGTGGCTTGCGATCCCATAAGTCCAGCAGATGTTACTCTTGCTGATGGAGCCGCTGCCTGCTTAACCGCTCTCCGTGCCATCGGCGCTGGAGGGGGAGGAGGCGCAGGGGGTGGAGGAGGGGGAGGCGGTCTTTTTGGTTTTGAGCCCATATTTTGATATACGTTTTAAGGTTTCCCAGTTATAAAATTTTTCTGAGTCTGGTTTGTTCATTCTGTGGTATCTTGTAAACACGACTCTGTCAAGCGGAAACGGAGCAAGTTTAAAAAACAATGCTACGCTTTTAGATGGGTCTCGGCTTGCTGCGTAAGCAATCTTCCAGTATCGCCCAATCTCGTCCTCAAGAACCTCTGCCATCAGGATGTAGTTTGGTGTGCTCCAAAAGTAGCGTTCTCCTCCGTGCGGACAGTTGAGATAATAGTCCTGCAGCCAGACAAAGTTCTGTCCCTGAGTGTGGTACAGGACAACTGCTTCGTCTAGCAAAGATAGCCTGTAGTCCTCACCAACTGATACTTGATACTTCGTACTCATGTTTTGACTTCTTTTTTTCAAGTGATGGCTGCTTAAGTCCAACGGCCAGCGTCCTAAATGCGTCTGCCCCGTGAGAATTGGAGTCGTGGACAGGGGTTTTTCGAAAAACGCCTCTGGAGCTGTCAAATTCTTTATGGTAGCCCTTTAGCGCTTCAATACCTGCGTAGCAGTGTGTCTTCGAGAACCAGCACTTGGGAAGAAGGTTTCGGACGGCTTCAATGCCGTCAATGATCGACAGCTTCTTGACTGTCGTAAACTTCAAGCCCAAACCTCGGGCTGTCTCCAAGCGAGACTTACCTGTACCAAGTTCTCGCACCTTGATGTCGTGCGGAGCATAATGCTTCCCGTACGTTACATCCTTCTGGGTTGACCATCTCTGTAGCTCTCGCGCGTAGTGTGGTAAGCCCTCTCCGCTATTTTCGTAGTAGTTTACGATTCGCACTTCGTTACGAAATAGCTGGAAAAACCAAATGGTTGTCGCGTCGTCCATCCCCAAGTCCCACGCGGTGTGGACGGGGAGCAGTGGGTCGACCGCAATAGTGTCCACGATCCGCTTGTCCCTGTAGGCCTTGTTGATCTGTGCTCCGTAGTACGCGCCCTCAACTGGGGTCTTGAACGAGCACATGTACTCGGACTGGAACCTTGCTTCATTGTTCAGTTCGTTACGAGCTTTCCGCAGTTCTTCTGGGGCAATGGCCTGAGTGTCTTTGACTGAAAGGTGGCTGCTGTACCACGAACTATCAGCCTTGGCTTTCAGAAGCATCTTGTAGAAGTGGTTCTCGCCACGAGGCGTTCCGTTGAACAACGCCCATCCGCCGTTTTCCGCTAGGATGGGGTTGATCAGCTGCCACGCACTTGGATCGGAGATACTGTACTCGGAGAACACCACACCGATGGGGTTTGCCCCAACCATTTTATCTGGGTCGTCAGACCCCATGAGCTGGATGATCGAGCCGTTCTTCAGGTGGATTCGCATCTCCTGCTCACTCTTCTTCTCGACCAGTTCCCTCGGGAAGTAGTCGATAAACTTCTTGCCCTCGCCAGTCATGCCGTTCCAAACAATTCGGCGTGCCTGATTACCGTAGGGCAACACATACCAGTAAGTGCCCACACGCTGTAGCGCCTTGATCGCAACAATGTTGACGCAAGTCAAATCCTTACCTGCACGACGGTGCCAAGCGACCACTGCCCGAAGGCTTCGCTTTTTCTGAGTCATGTACTTGAGCAATGGGAGCTGATAAGGTCTCGGCTCCCATCCCTGCGCTGGGACACTAATATTCATCTAGGTCGTCAAAAATATCGTCATCGTCGTCGCACTCAGCCCACTCCCAGTCTTCTTCCACTCCACCGTCGCCGATGTAGTTTTCATGGTACTTGGATGCTGCGCTAAGAAGACCCGATGCTGCGTATGGGTCGCTGAACCTTATGTCATAGGCCAGTGGTTTGTCCTCGTCGCTTGCAATTACAACGTAGTTTCGGAAATGCTCTCCGAGAATGGCCACCGCCTGTTCGATTGATTCAAGACTCATTTTTTTCTTCTTCACTCAAAAACTCGTCGTATCCGTCCTCGTTGTCAATTATTTCTGCGTCAACTGCTGTCGCCATGTCAGCTTTGGACACTTTACTGTAGTCCACAGTCATTATCTTCATCTCCCCTGTAATGTTCTGCTGGACGTCTACGCTCTTAAGCTTTGGCTGGGTGTAGCTTGCTAGTTCTTTCCAGATCGCAATTCTCTCCTTTAGGGGGACGTCCTCATTTGAAGTGTAGCCCAGTAGCTCTTCAATTGGGTTGATACCCTTCTCGGCAAACATGGCAAGTAATGCCTTGCGTTGTTCTGCTGGGGTGGGGGCTTTGCTCATCATGTCCAGAAATTGCTGCTTGATCGAGAGATCCTTCTCTACCACAGCAAGTTCTTTCTTGGCGACCTTCATGTCTTCTTCTGCTTTCATACGTTTACGATGACACCTAGTCCGTTTAGCATTTTGTTGTTTAACTACCTGCTTGGGTTTCTTACCAGCAGCGTAGGTTCTTCCATCTGGTTTCTTGGTTGGCACCTTATGATGTAAAACAGGTGGTGAACATATTGTCAAGTCTGTCACACTTATCACACTTGTATCACACTTTTTTTGGGGGGGTGTGATTAAGTATATTATATGATTATTAAGGACTTAGAGAATCTGTCACACAAATCACACTTTTTTTGGGGGGGTACAACAGGTAAACGGTAGGGGGTCAAAAAAAGTGTGATTTGTGTGATGAATTACGTAAGTCGTTGATAAAGGTACTGGTTAATAAGTCACACTTGTCTCGAAAAAGTGTGATGCAAGTGTGATAAGTGTGACAGATTCCACAATAATTGCCTATTCTGCTGAACACTTGTACACTAAAACACCGAAATTCCCAAAAATTGAAAATTGGATTTGACGGTAGGGACCCCTTTGTCGTCCGTTTCGTAATTTCCCCCAGTGGGGGGGTGCTTTGTCCGTGTCGCGTTGTTCATCAGTCCCGCTCCATGCTCCAAGTTCCCCCGAACAGTGAACCCTTGAGCACTAGTCCAAGGTCCAAGAACCTCTGAACTACAACTATCAACCCTCGAACTTTGATCGTTCAAACTAATCTCCATGACCCTTCAAACCCCACGACCATCAACCCAGCCGCAAGTGACGCGGTAACTCGTTGATGCTCAGGACGTTGTCTCCGCTTCGACCAACCAAATCACACAACACGCTCTCAAAAGCACCCTATCTCGAACCCCACAACCGCAACACTCTCGTCCACAAACACTTAAACAACCAAAACCAACAACCACACCATACAGCAAGGGGACTCTTCTTATCACCCCCTCACTGTTGAGCTAAGCAAGTAGAAACGAGGCTTGCGCCCATCCACCCCTTAGCTCCAACCCATACGACACTCGCACCGTCAGTCCCACATTTGAGTGCCGCGCCGCCCCAGACCTAAGTAATGAACCCCGTCCGTCGCACGAACGGCGCTTGGGCACTCGCTCTTCGCATCAGCTTGAGCACCTACGTCCCTGACTCCCCCTTGTTAGTGGATCCACGTCACTGTTGTCTCTGCTGTTGTGTTATTCCTCCTCACAATGTTTTTATGGGTTGTGGATCGGAATTGCTCTAAGGGCTCTGTCAAGGTAGTATTTGGGGCGATGCCGTCTTGTATGTGGTGCATGTCGTCAATCGTTCATCGTAGAGTATTTGTAAGATCGTCTCATCGAGCCGAATTTCGGCTACGACAATTGTAATGCGCCCCAAATCTCCACCTTGACAGATCCCTTCGGGACGAGCAATTCCGCTCCACAACCCATAAAAACAATGAGTAATAACAAAACATCCGATACAACAGTAACCCACTATCAAGGTGAAGTCATTGCCGTAGGCCCTCAATCTGCTGAGAGCGAGTACCCAATCACCGTTCGCACAACGGACGGGGATTACTTTAAGGTCTGGTTCGACACAGCTCTCAAACGTGGCACTGCCGTCACAATTGACGAAGTGGTCTGGGCAAACGGTTGGAAGGACACCTTCCTCGTAACTTGCTAACCTCAACAGCAAGGGGGCTGAAGAGTCCCCTTGCTTTCTGGTGTTCAACGAATAGACACCAACGACCAAAACATATACCAATAAAAAACAATAGAGATAGTAGTTTGACTAATATGTCACAAAACCAACACATACACATGAACACAGACATACATAACATCATCACAGACATCAACTCCACAGAACGCTATTCTGACGAAAACAAAGCAGCATGGCGTTCTCTGTTCCAAGCAGCTAAGCTACACGCTTACAAAATCCGTACTCGTGGCAAATACATCAACAAAGGTCTCACAGTACCACGCGACACAGACGAAATCATGGTATCCATCATCGTAGACCAGTGGATGGCAGAGTACAACGACCACTACGTAGAGCACTCTAGCCCACAAGATGACCGACATACAGGTGACTGCAGTTGTGTCCAAGCAATGGAACAAGCAGCAAAAA